TCAAAAGAGAGATACAAGTATGTCTTGTACAGTGCGGAGTATATTTAAGTGACAGAGCATCCATTATCGGTCTCCAATAGGAGTCGTAAAAATTCCTGTATAAAAAATGCCTGCCATCAGGTGTACATATAAGATAATCACTTTTCTTTGATAGCCAGAACTCAAAGAAAGGCACTATCTTTTCAGCTATCGGTACTTCTCTTATACCTGCAGATGTTTTTGACTCTTTCACATAGAACCACCGTTCATCGAGATGTACATCTTCTTTCTTCAGATCCAGCAGTTCACTAATCCTTAGGCCTGTATATATAAGTATGAGTGCAGCAGATATATACTCATTTGAGCCTGAAGCATTCCAAAGTGATTTGATAGCTTTCTTGCTGAAAGGTTTACGATTGTAAGCATTAGGATTACCGGCATTGCTGATATCCACATATTTGATAATATCTCTTTTATCCGGGGGGATAATCTCATGAATTACCGCATATTCCCACATCAAAGACCACAAGTTTCTAAGATTCCTTAAAGTAGGTGTGTTCTTTCCTGAGTGATCTACTACTGCCTGCAGATGATTAAGTTTAATATCTTTAAAAATCATATTGTCGAGAGAAGAGCATATAGAGTATGCAGCCTTGTAGCCATTAGAATTCTTTATAGCTTCATAGTGTTTGCCCGACCATTTGTCATATACTTCTTTAAATGTAATTGTATCAGCCTTTAAGTCATAAGGATTTTCATTATATGCGGTAAGGGCAGATAGTGCTTCTGCTCTTGTAGCATAGTAGCCTATAAACTGATAGACTGGATGGCATTGCATAGTATCTTCTATAGTTTTCCAGCCCACAGTTTTTCTTGCGGCCCATGGCTTTCTTCTCTTGCCGGATAATTTATATACTGATCCGAAGGAATTTGGTAACCTCATATTATCTCCTTTCATAAAAATGAGTACAAAAATAACAGCCATTGCAAAAACGGCTGCTATTATGGTACAATAAACTTGTTCAGGGCATATTGTTGAAAGCAACAGCTTGCAATAGTATGTTTTGCCATCCGGGTAACTGGGTGGCTTTTTTATTTAAAAAATTCTTTTAAAGCTTAATGTTTAAAAGTCAAGAACAATATTAAACCACATACATGATATAAGAACTCATAAGTTTCTCTAATCTTTTCAATATATCATTTGGTAGATTTAAAAACTTAAAAACATGAGTATTACAAATTTCAAAGTTTTCATATGCTTTTAAAGTTGAATATATTTCAATAAGAAAATTTTGTATTGAATATTTATCAACCAGTAATAGTACTAAGGATAAAATTATTGCATATGTGTCGCACTGGCCTAGTCCACTATTATACTCTGACGGTGAGAGTATTGAGTTGAAAATTGACAACAATGCACGTTTTGGAAGTCTAGATAAGGGCTGGTCAATAAAAATTCTATTTCCATGAGCAATTAAGTTTCTATACTCTTTTAATAAAAATAATGACTTCTTAAGCAATTCCTTTTGATCCACAATAGATAAACTATGTTCTTTAAAATATGAGCTGCATATATCAACTTTATCCTCACCTTTCAATATTCCTAACCACATTAAAGCTTTTCCGAAAGTGATAGATGTACAAAGTATCCAAGGTGGTATATGGTTTTTAGTAGACATATAATGTTTTAAGGGCTCACTTTGATATCTATCGTTAAAAGTTTTTTTAAGAGATATTAACGTGTTAAGCCTAGAACTATTTGAGTTAGAGTAATTCTTAATATACATATAATCATTGGGATTATTGAAAGTTAAATGATCGTAGTCTAAGTTTTCCCAGTCGGTAAAGACTCCATATTTTTTTGAAACCTGATATGATAATCTAGACTTTAATCCACGCTCTACCAATAGTATATATTTAAATATAGTACTATTGATACTATTGTCTAGGCTATACAGCGTATATATATCCTCAAACACTACTTTAGTAGTACATAAAGAGTCAAATATATGTTGATATCCATTTATTAGAGTGTAATAAGAATGATTTTGTAAAGCTTCTATTGCGAAAGTGTAATTATCTACTTGAATGCCTCTAGACTTCATTAAGTTTATCAATTCATCATAGGTCATAAAAGGCTTGTCAAGGTTTTTAAACATAAAGTAAAAAGCCCTCCTTACACAATGTAAGAAGAGCTTTTTGCTAGTCATCTACACAACGACCATTTCTTTCAACAACAATCTTACATTGTAATATTTAATTTGTCAATAATTTTATTGTAGTCTTACTTTATCACCAATCTTTACATACATATTTATTTCAGGAACTTTATTTATATCCTCCTCCTGAATAGATAATGGGTGCTGTAATTTTACGGTTCTAGTAATGTCTGTAAAGGGTGTTGAAAGAAGTGGCCTGACTTTTTCTGTCACTAAAGTTTTACATATACAGTAACGAGGTTCTACTTGAACAACTGAAAGAGTAGCTTTTACATATATGTATTTTCCCAATGATTCTCCATTTAAACCTGTCAAATCTTCTCCAACATCAAATACTTGAACTGTATCATCAATCTTTACTGTTCGAATGGTGCTTACCAATATAGAGTATTTGTCCAATATCCTAACAACTTGTCCAATATATTCGTCTCCATATTCTAAGCCTTCGGCAATTGATATATATTTATTCTCGCTCAATTTTATTCTCCTTTATATTATTAAACTACAACAATAGATGTATAAAATTAAAACTTCCCACGCAATTCTACAACCTTACCTATGATATGTACCGGCAGATCTGCGATATCTTTTTTACTGAAGAACATAGGTTCATATTCAGGATTAAGAGATATAAGGCTTATACCTTCATCATGCTTTTGTAACCTTTTGCAGCATGCATCATCACCATTTACTTTAGCAATCACTATATCTCCTGATTCTGCATCGGACTGAACTCGTACAATTACAACATCCCCGGACTGTATCCTTGGAGCCATAGAGTTACCTTTTATACGAAGTCCGAAAAATTCGCCTTTGCTTGCAAGCTCCTCATCTATTTCCTCATAGTCGAGTATACTCTCAACGGCCTCGATCGGTATCCCTGCTGCAACATCACCAAGGACAGGTATCTTAACAGCCTTGATCGGGTGGGAGTTACTTGTTTCTATTCTTTGTTCAACTAAGTCGGATTTTTTAACACCAAAATAGTTGGCCAACATTTCAATCTTATCTATTCTAGGGTATGACTTTGCGTTGATCCAGTCAGAAACAGTCATATATTTTAAATCTAGATCAGCACATAGTTTATTTCTATCAATATCATACTTTGACATATAGTATTTAATATTACTTGCCATTATATCTTTATTTCCAAGTGCCAAGGTTTTTCCTCCTTTGCTTTCATATACAACATAATACGATAAAAACATAAAAAAGTAAAGAAAAAATATAAAAATATATTGACAGCACGATTTAACCGTGATATAGTACGATTGTAACCATGATGAAAACGATTGAAAGGAGGAGGTGCTGATGGGAATGACGCTCAAAATGCTGAGGGCAAAATTTAATTTTACTCAGGAAGAGGCAGGAGCGAAAGTTGGTGTTTCTGAAGGGACTTGGAGCAATTGGGAAAAAGGCAAATCTTTTCCAGATGTTCCAAAGATAATAGAGATAGAAAAAGCATTTAACACAAAGTATGACGATATTATTTTTTTACCCAATTATCACGGTTAAAACATAATATAAATACTCAATATGATTTTAACCGTGATAATTTACAAGCAGGAAGGTTAGGAGGAAGTATGGCGATAAAATTAGAAATGAGTATCCCTAATATTGAGAAGGATACAAGAATAATATTAACAAGGGATATAGAAGTTATAAAATGGCTGGCAGATATCGGGGGATATATTTTGTCAAGAGATGAATATGAGAGCATTGCTCCGGTGTATGCCTGTATGTTTAGCTGTCGACCTGAAATAGGAGAATCCGGAAAACAGTGGTTTACACCGGAGGAATGGGATCTGTTAAAGAAGCGTAGGAACGCCCAAAGGGAGTCTACCCTTAAGACAACCTAAAATAATATATCCGTGTGTAGGATTATTTGCTTCATTAAATTCGTCAAAGTGAGTATCAACAACGCCCCATCCAAAATCAGTGAAAAGTTTAGTGCGATATTCTTTTTCTTCAGGGCTAGAGTATTCAACTTTGATTAGAACATCATAATCACGACTTTTATATATCATAGCATTTCTCCGTTCTGAAAACTCGGCTTGGCAGAGCCTGTAAGCATAGTTTAGGAGCAGATTGATTAAAAGTAAATATATTGAGATAGAGAAAAATATTGTTGAAGTTTGTAGAAAATTCATAAGCAAGAATGCGAGGAGGAAGTATGATTATAAAACTAATAAAGATAGAAATAGTAACAAATTATCTATCTGACATAGAGAGAATAGTTGAGGCAGTTAGAAAGTTAAGAAAGTCCAACCCTGATGAAACGTTGGAGGTTACAGTCAGGGTTGAAAAAATGTGTTCTACACATAAGGTTATAAGGGCAGATTTTAAGGAGCCTCTGGATTACTTATCGTTACTGCAATTATTTGATCGTAAAACAGAAAAAAGCTTGGCTCCGAAAAAGTAGATGTTCCTTGCTTTATTGTGACATCTCTAAGTGGAATAAAGCCATCATTCTCATTGATATTTTTGAGACTTTGAATATTTTGATCGTAGTCATTTAATAAAGAGCCAGCAATCATAGACATATTACCTGAGGCTGTCATTATATTTGATTTATCGTTAATTTCCAATAAGTAGCCAGAAATAATGCCTGCGGCAGTTATAAATACTAGTTTGTTGTTATCATTTGAAAGATTTGAAAGTGATTTAATAATATGCTTTTTTAAGCTGATATTAGACATACTCATATCCCTCCTTTCATTTACTCAGCTACTGAAATAGCCTGTAAAGATAGTTTAAGAGATAGATGTCTGAAAGTAAATTGATGATGTAGAGAAAAATATTATGGAACTTTGTAGAAAAAATACAAAAGGAAGGTTAGGAGGAAGAAATGACGGAATATAAAAATCGTATTTCTGTAGAGCATGCAGCAGAATTGCTTGGAGCATCACCTCAGTTCATCCGAATTGGATTACAACAAGGAATACTTAAATTTGGTATGGCTGTAAAGATGTCAAGACAGTGGACATACGTCATAACTAAGCAGAAGTTTGAAGAGGCTACAGGCATAAAGGTTGAATAGAAGTAATAGAGAAAATGTAGAAAATTAAACACATAAAAAGGAGTATATGAAAAATGGAAAAAATTAAGTTACCACAGGTATTTGATGGAAAGAGAAGAGTAAGTAGCTATGTAAGCGTTGATAGAGAAGAATTCAATGATTTGGTTGAATGCAGCAGGAAAGTTGAAAAAGCTATGATTGTATTCGAGAGAGTTACTATATGCGTTGGCCTAATCGTTGTAGGAGCAATTATAGGGATGATGTGGCTATGAGTAAAAGGATAAAAACTAAAAGTAGGCTATGGACAGAGGAAGAATTTGAAATCTTAGTGGATATGATGAAACAGGGTACTAAATTAGGTGTAATTGCGTATCGCCTAAACCGTAGCTATGGAAGTGTTCAGAAAAAAGTCCGATATATGGGGAAAGACATATGGGATAAAAGTAAGTGGACTGAACATATATCTAACAGACCATACAATTATTGGACCAAAGAAGAACTACGTGAAGCAAAACTAATCTTAGACTGTGGTGGAACAATGTCAGAAGCAGCAAAAAAGACATCACATAACAGAAATTGTCTTTCTCACAAAATAAATATAATGGGAATGGACTTTTGGGAGGAAAGAAATTGGGACAGGTATGTAGTTGGATAGATGATAACTACAAATACGAGGATCTAAGGAGTACTGCAAGATCAGTAACTAAAGGAACTGTCCTGAAAAGGTTTATTGGCAGTGTATGGCATCAGATTAATGAAATAAGAGGTTATGAAAGTCAGTTTTATATTGCCAATGTTACTGATCGTGGACATCATGGGGAATTTGATGATGTGCCGGTATTCATAACAATCTTAGATGAAGATTTTAGAAGAGAATTTGAAATAAATAAAAGGTTTAAACAACAGAATGAATTATATAAAAAATGAGCCTGTAACAAAGACAGGCTCATAATGCTAAAAAGCATCAACTAACATTAATATTCTATGCTTTTTGGTTTTAAAAGTCAAGAAAAAACGTGGAGTAATCCACCCTTAACTGCTTGATTAAGATATTAAACTTACGACTGGGGAGTGTAGAACAATGTATGTGAAAAAGACATATAACCTTGGAAAGCATAAAGAGATAATAGAGGTTCACAATTTTTATCCGGGTAACTATGGAGCACCCGGACAGAAGAGAGAAAAAAGAGAGAAAGTATCTCCTGAGGTAATTAAAAAACAGAACCATGCCAACAGGGTAAGAAAAATACAAAGATTGATATTGGGGAACTTCAAAGCCGGAGATTGGCATATCGTACTTAAGTATAAAAAGGAACTGCGACCTGATGACTTTAAAGAGGCCAAGGAGCAGTTGAGTACATTTTTTAAAAAGGTGAGACTGGAGCTGAAAAAGTACTCAATAAGTTTCAAGTATATAGGAGTTACTGAGATGGGTAAAAAGGGCAATGCCTTACATCATCACATCATAGTTGAAAACATCACTGATCCGGTAAATATGTTGAAGCTTATAAGAAAGCATTGGATATATGGCCACATTGCTCTGACTGATCTATACGAGGAAGGAGCGTATCAGAGATTGGCCGAATATATAGTGAAAGCTGAGACAAAGGATCCTGAGGGTAAGTCAAGCTACAAGCGCAGCAGGGGTAATCTGATAGAGCCGGAAGTTGAAAGTAAGATCATGCTTAGAAAGAGTTGGCCAAAAGAACCGAAGGCAAAGAAGGGATATTACATAATAGCCGATAGTGTAGTATCAGGTGAGAATCCTGTTACAGGTTATCCGTATCAGAGATATATGATGCAAAGACTGCCTAAGATCGGATGAGCAGGAAGAGAGGAGGAAGAGTGGATACAGAGTGTAGAGTCAATATCTACATAACAACGTCAATAAGAGGACCGGCAAGGAAGAATGGTGGATATGGATATGTTATAGAATTTATAAAAAAAGATGGTAGTCCGATTACCAGGAGTGGAGTCGGCTATGAGATAAAAGCTACAGAAAACAAACTTGTACTGATGGCATTAAAAGCTGCACTAAAAAGACTTACCAAAATGTGCTCAGCCTTAGTATTTACTAAGTGTGAGTATGTTTTGAATAGCTATAAAAACGGATGGATTTTTGAGTGGGAAAAGAATGACTGGACTAATGCAAGAGGCGTAAAGCTTAGTAATTGGGAATTGTGGAGAGATATATGGGAGTTATCCACAATGCATGAGTTGTCATTTGAGAGTGTAGATGTGAAGAACCCTTATGAAATGTGGATAACGGACAATATAAAGAAGGTGGAGAGTGAAAAGTAATAAAAAACAATGTAGAAAACACTCACCAAGACTTTAGCAAAAAAGGAGAAAATATGGAAAATGTAGTTGTTACAGTAGTTGCTCCGGAAGAAATACGGAATAAAGCAAAGCAGAAATTGGAGCAGGAGTTAAAAGAATCAAATAACAAAGGATTTGCAGAGCCTATTATCAATTATTTGCAGAAAAGAATTCAGGAATCAGATGCACTTGCAGCAGATATTTGTCAGGATCATAAGTCTTGTGGAAGATGTCTTAACTACATCTATGAGAAAGCAAGGGAAGAATTATCCGGAAAAAATGGGGCTATTCGTGATGATGTAGTGTATGAATGGGCTGAGGATTATTACCACAAAGATGATAAGGAAGAGGTGGAGAAGGAACTCAAGGAATCTAAAGGGAAGGTGGAAAAAATAGAGACTGTGCAAAAAGAAGAGCCAAAACCCAATAATTCAGGTTCTGAAAAACCTAAAAATGAAGTGAAGAAAGATAGTAAACCTGCCGGCACAGGTAAAAAGAAAAATGAAAATATAGATGGTCAGCTTGATATGTTTTCGCTCTTGGGAATTTAAGGGGGCTTTATGGAAAAAAGAAAGCTGTCCGCCATAGAAAGGCCAAAAGCGACTCCGGAAATGATTGAAAAGGCAAGAGAGCTGATCGATATAAAATATATAGCAGAACCTAAACTTATAGACAAGACTATATTAGTCATAAATTTTTTCTCTATATCAGATTTGAAAGAAGGAAGTACTACAGCTAAATTTAGAACATTTTTGTCGAAGGATGATTATATAACTCAAGATTTAACAAAGGATAATACTAAGTGGTTAACGGCCTCTCTCAACCTGATAGAAGAACTTGGACTTTACCACTACAAATGGGATGAATGTGAGAGAAGATATAAAATTAACTGCTTAACATATATAGGAGCAAAGCAAAGTGTAGTAGAAATTTTTTTGGGTAAATATCGAAAGCACGAACAAGAGACGGTATGGGATCTAATTACAAGGTTTCAGAACAAAGTAAAAGAAAGGCGATTAGAGCAGAAGCATAGAAAGGTATTAGATCCAATTGATTTGAAGATGAAGCATATTCAGGAACCACCACAAGAGTTTAAAGACTGGGTATGGGAGCATGGAATGAGCTTTAGCAGATACGGAATATATAAAGAGACCGAGAAGGGCAAAGCAGAATTTGAATGTTCATATTGTAAAGCCAAAGGTATTGTTGACCGAACAAAGATAAGGCTTCGCAACAATGAAAAAGGAGAGTGCCCGTTCTGTAAGAGCAAAGTTACATACAAAGCAAAAGGTAAGCTTGCAAGAGTTATAAAAGATACAAGCGACTTTATATATGTTGATCGTCAAGAAAAAGGATTCTTGCTCAGATACTTTTGGGCAAGCAGAGAGATTATAGGTGAGAGGTTTATAGGTGGGAGGATTAAAGCAGTATGCATAGAAGAGACTTTGCATGAATATAAAAGGTGCTTTTGGACAGTCGAAAAGAAATCTCTAAGAAAAGAAGCCTATGAATGGGGAATATATCATCAGAGAGGTGTATCCAGATGGATTCCAAGTGTTGATGGAATAATAAGTGCGGTTCTGTACCCGGAGAACCTTCCACGAGCTTGGGAACATACACATATAAAATATTCAGGCCTTGAGATTCTGGCCAAAAACTTCAAAGGAAGATTGCCATATGAGATAGCTATAACAATATACTTAGAATTTCCTAAACTTGAGTGGATATGCAAAATGGGACTTAATAAGTTGGCAGCAGACATATTAAGCGGAGAATATATGCACTACAGTTTCCCGGCAGATATTAAATTGGCAGCAGATACAATATATGAAATTTTGGGATTAACAAAGGTTAACACTAGAATATTACAGGAAATAGATGGGAATGCTGATGAATTACATCTGCTCCAAGAAGCACAGAAACTTAATATACAGATGAGTGCTGAACAGGTAAAGGAATATTATGAAATTTTTGGGTGCAATATAAAATTGCTGAGAGAAAAAGGAAACAAAGTTTCTTTCCATAAATTCTTTAAATATTTTGATAAAGAGATTGAAAGGTATATGGATGGCAAATCAAAAGATAAATTAAGAAGAGAAGAATTAATAGAATTAAAAAGGAATATGGCAAGAGACTGGTTAGATTACCTGTACTGGTGTCGTGAACTAAAATATGACCTTGATAATATGTTTATCTATATGCCGAATAATTTTAAGCAAGTACATGACAGAGTGGCCAAAGAATATAAGGATTTTAAGGATAGAAAGGCAGCAGCAGAGAAGAAAAGAAGAGATAAGCTTGTTGCAGAGAAAATGCAAAAGCTAAAAAAAGACATGGAAGAAATATTCTCAAAAAATGTTGGAGTTGATGCTCTGAATATAAAGGGAAAAGGTTTAATTCTTATAGTACCGGCAAATTCCGCTGCTATAAAAGAAGAGGGAGAAGCCTTACATCATTGTGTTGGAACCTATATTGAAAGAGTGGCCAAAGGAGAGACGGCTATATTCTTTATAAGAAGAGAAAGTGAGCCGGACAAACCTTATTATACCCTTGAGTGGAGAGACAATAAAGTTATTCAGTGTAGAGGGATGAATAATTGCAGTGTGACCGATAAAGTAAAAGCGTTTGTGCAGACATTTGAAGAGAAGATGAATGAGCAGATAAAAGCTAAAGAGAGTGCATAAGAGTAAGTCAGGGGGATGTAAGTTGATGGGCAGAAACTCCTTATATGTAAACGGAGAGGGATATGTTGATAATACGGCAGGTAAAGCTCTACGAAACATACAGCGAAAAAGAAAAGAGGTGGGAGTGAATTACAAGGCACAGATTATTGGTAGAAATAGTAAGAAGTCAGGTGAAACATTTGAAAGATGGATATCTACGGCATGTAAGTTATATCTAAACAAGGGTTTGGCTCATATTGAAAAAACTCCGGAGCCTTTTCATATCACAGGTAAAGATATGAATGGAGTGGTGAGAGGATACTATGAGAAAAAGGGACAGCCTGATTATAAAGGCATATTGTGTGACGGAACGGGGATTATGTTTGAGGCGAAGCATACCGACTCAGACAGAATAAAACAGTCAGTAATTACTGATACACAGTGGGAGAATCTTGATATATATGAGAAATTTGGAGCACATTGCTATGTGATGGTCTCGCTCGGACTTAGAAGCTTCTTCAGAGTGCCATGGAGTGTATGGAAAAACATGAAAGAGTTATTTGGCCACAAGTATATGAATGAGTCGGAACTTGAGGCTTATAGAATAAGTCAGAGTCAATGCATAATATTAATTCTTGAAGGGATTGAGTTAAAAAATGAAAATACAAAAGACAGTGTTAGCACAAAAGCTAAATCAAATTAAAGGTGTTGTATCAAAAAATACAACAATGCCGGTACTGCAAGGAGTATTGGTAAAGGATGGATATCTTATTGCAAGTAATTTGGAAATGACCATAAGAGCAGAGATACCGGGTGCAAGTGAAGAATGTTTTATCATACCAGAAAGAGCATTTGACCTTATTAATAATTTGCCTGAAGGAGTGATAGATATTTCAGTTTCAAGTGAAAATGTAATGGTTATCAGTGTGGATAAGATAAAAAATACATACCAAACTATGGAACCTACAACTTTTCCTATATTAAACATAGAAGGAGAAGGAAGTGAGCTTACTCTAAAGGCTGAAATGCTTCTTAAATCAATAAAGCGAGTATCTTATGCAATACCTACACAGGTTTCAGATCCGAGAATGTCAAGCATGTTTATGCAGGCTAAAGATGGACAGTTGAATTTTGTTGGACTTGATGGCCATGTGCTTGCATGGGATAAAATCAAATATGATGGAGAGTTTGAGTTACTCATTTCAAAAAGTACAATAGAAAAACTGAAATCAATTCTATCACATGGAGAAGTCAAAATAAAATACAGTGACAGTATGGCAATATTCTCAACAGAAGATTTTGATATATGTACAAGAATTGTGCAGGGGAAGTACTATCCGTATCATGACATGTTCAAAGAGTTGCCTATACATACATTTGTGGTAAGAAGTGAATTACTGGATGCAATGATACGTGCCAAAATGTGCACCGCTGAAAAATCACCGGTTAAATTTGAACTGTCAGGAAATCGGTTGAATTTAAGCATAAAAGACCAGACTACAGACTACTATGAGGTCGTTGACTTGTTGGAAGATGTTTCTGAAGCTCTCACTATAGGATTTGATGCAAAACTGGTAATAGAAACATTAAAAGCATTTGACTGCGAGAATGTTAAAGTTTCGCTACACAGCTCAAAAATGCCTATGGTCATTGAAGCTAATGACAGTGAATTTAGAGCTATGGTTCTTCCTATTGCTTTAAAAGTCTAAGCGAGGTGGTATCAGTGAAATTAATAGAGATTTCAGAATGTTCAATACGGAGCAGGCGAGGAAGAGTGGAAGAAACTGGAGGGATATATCAAACACGTTCCGGTAACATAAAAAGAAAGTGCGTTTTTAAAGAAATATATGAAACAGGAATAGGAAAATTTTATCAATCCGAGTGGATGGATATGGCTTTACAGGTAATAGAATGTATAGGTGAAAATGATTTGCTTGATGAAATCAAGAAGTATGCTAAAGAAAATTATGTATGGCTTAAAACAGATGCAGATATTCAAGAGTATTCTGTTCAGTGTCTTTTATCCGGAGCATATATGTATTGGGCAAAATTTGAAAATAAAAGGATATTGGAGCATAAAGTGTTCTTTTTTGAATAAGAGAAATAATATGGATTATAAAAGTGAGATAGTAAAAAAGATAAATGAAATGGCTAAATATTATTCAGCACATCAAGTCTTTCGTGACTGGATAGAAGTATATGCCTTATCAATAGCAAACTTTTGCGAGCCTACAGACACACCTGTTTGGGAAAAAAGAGAGCAACAGTATTTAAGTACAATAGGGAAGTACCAAGAGCAGGAGATACTCGGATTTGCTGACCTTGGAGGCATGCTTGTTCTGGCCTTGGAAGAAGATATATCAGATGTATTAGGGGCTGTATATATGGGACTGGAGACAAGCAGTAAAGTTACAGGGCAGTTCTTTACTCCTGATAATATAAGTAGACTGGTCAGTAAGATGATGAATGATGAAGTAGTATCAACAGATATGCCTATAAAGTTATATGAGCCTGCATGTGGCAGCAGCGGGATGATTATTGCATATGCCAGAGCCTTGAGGGATAAGGATATAAATTATCAAAGACTTCTTGATATAAAAGCTTCCGATATAGATTTTGCATGTGTATATATGAGTTACATACAGTTATCCCTATTAGGAATCAAGGCGGTTATTGCAAGACAGGACAGCTTACTTTGGGAAAAAGTTCCGCAAGAGCATATATTTGTAACTCCGGCAAAGAAAGGATTACTGATATGAAAGACGAAGTTATATCAAAAATAATATTATCAATTGCAGATGATGTCAGTATAGATATTGGTGAGCTGAAGTCTAAGCTTTATATAGCTATGAATGGATACAATGTAAGCCTTGAAAGCACAGAGATTGTGGTAAGAGAGGAAAATAAAAACGAGTGGCTTTTCAAGAAGTTTATAATGACTAAAACGGTTCAGGGTTTAACAGAAAGAACGCTTGGGTTGTATAGCATAGAAATACCCAAGATATTGAGTAAAATAGGCAAGCCGGTAGAAGAGATAACATCAGATGACATATTGTACTATTTAGCGATCAGAGAGTGCAAAGATAAATGCACTAAAGTAACTTGCAAAAACGAATTAAGATATCTTAGTTCGTTTCTTGGATACTTATTTGTTGAGGGTTATATACCAACTAATCCTGTAAGGAAGATTGGAACCATAAAACTTGAAAAGAAAAAAATGAAAGCTTTTTCGGATATTGAGGTGGCGAAGATAAGGCAAGGGTGCAAGAATTCAAAAGAAAAAGCAATTATTGAACTTTTTCTTAGTACTGGGTGTAGAGTGAGCGAGCTTGTAAATATAAAAAAAGCAGATATAGAAGTCAATAAAGTGATTGTAAAGGGGAAAGGAAACAAAGAAAGAATTGTTTACTTGAATGCTACAGCGATTTTAGCAGTAGAGGCATATATAAAAGACTTACCTGAGCTTAAAAATCCTTATCTTTTCCCTAAAATGAACATGACAACAGGAATGAAAAAAGGAATAGCGAGAGGGGATGGCTACTTAATTGCTGAAAATTATGAAGAAGGACATATGGATAAAGCTTCAGTAGAGGACTTAGTAAGAAGACTTGGAAAAAGAGTTGGAGTGACAGGTGTTCATCCGCATAAATTCAGAAGAACATGTGCGACTATGGCACTAAAGAGGGGAATGCCTATAGAGCAGGTCAGTAAGATGCTTGGACATGAGCAGCTTACAACTACACAGATTTATCTGGATCTTAGCGAAAGAGATTTAGAAATAGCGCATGAGAAATATGTGCTGTAGTGAAAGGGGAAGGCATGAAAGATGAATTAATATCTGAGATAGTTATGGAACTGGCAGCAGATGTTGATATGGACGTTGGAGAGCTGAAATCAAAACTATATATGATTATGCATGGATACAGCATAAAGCTTGAAAATACAGATATAGTCATAAGGGAAGAAAATAAGAACGAGTGGTATTTTAAAAAGTTCATAATGACAAAGACTGTGCAAGGATTATCCGAGAGGACATTAGCTCAGTATTCAGGTGAAATACCAAGGATGCTAAACACTATAGGAAAATCTGCAGAAGATGTAAGCTCGGACGATATATTATATTACCTTGCTGTAAGGGAGCATAGAGATAAAGTATCTAAAGTAACGATCTCAAATAACCTTAGATACTTAAGAACATTCTTTGAATTTTTGACGGTTGAAGGAATAATACCAACCAATCCTGTAAGAAAAATTGGAAGTATCAAAGTAGCTAAAAAGCAGAAAAAGGCTTTTTCAGACGTAGATGTGCTTAAACTGAGACAAGGATGTAAGACAGTGAGTGAAAGGCTTATTGTTGATATGCTACTAAGTACTGGATGTAGAGTCTCTGAACTTGTATCTATAAAAGTTGAAGATATAGAAGGCAGAAGAATAACTGTTTTAGGTAAAGGTAATAAAGAGAGAATAGTTTACCTTAATGCGCAGGCACGCCTTACGCTTGATGAACACATGAGAGATATTGATACAATAATCAATCCTTATATATTACCAAGCACAAGGTATATAAACAGTACAGAGCATATGAGTAGTGGAGCAGTAGAAAGCTTTTGTAGAAGGCTTGGGGAAAGAACCGGGGTTAGAAACGTTCATCCACATAGGTTCAGAAGAACATGTGCAACTATGGCATTAAAAAGAGGAATGCCTATAGAACAAGTGAGCAAGATGTTAGGACATGAAGAGTTATCAACAACTCAAATTTACCTAGATCTTGATGAAAGAAACTTAGAGATAGCACATGAAAAATATGTAGTGTAGAAAAAGAAAAGGAGCAAATATGAAAAACACATTAGAGGATTTAAACAATTACTTATTCGAATCAATAGAAA